CTCTTTTCATCAAAGACCGCCACCCCCGGAATGCCTCATAGCAGCCTCCGACCTAATGCCTAATGTCCCAAAGACTACCGGCAATCGACCTCACGCACTAAGGCCCTACGCCGTGCGCATCGGATGCTATACCCGATGCGATGCTAACGAATTGATAGGCTTAGGCATATTGGGGGGCGGATCGACGGGGTAGCTTTGGCCTTTAGGTACCATCCGACCAGCGCCAGAGGTACCATTGACCCCATAGCCTCCCCCGTTTTCAAAAAAATCGCTAAAGCTCATCCGTTGTTGTTGTTAGTTCGTCTCTTCAGGGCGGAGGTCCCCCAGTAACTTCCGCATTATAAGTACCATAAGACGTAACAATGTTGCGCTGGTGAGATCTAAAGTGCAAAACAAGCTAAAAGGCCACGCCTGAGATAGAGACGGCACAACTTTGGATTTCGGCGCATCTAAAGTGCGCGATAGTCCTCCGACCTCCGACCTTGGGTCCCATCCTTGGGTCCCATAGTGGCAGGAGTCTCTTGGGTCCCCTAGGGGTCTGAAGGGGTCAAAAGTGCAAAACAAGCTAAAAGGCCACGCCTGAGATAGAAGCGGCATAAGTCCTGGGAGCAGCCAAGGTCTATCGGCGCGTGGGGGAGGGTCTGAACGGATCTAAAGGGGTCTAAAGTGCGAATGAAGCTAAAAGGCCACGCCTGAGATAGAGACGGCATAAATTCATCCTATCAGCCCTCCTCCGCAACCTACGACCCCCGACCCCCGACCTACGCCCTCCGCTATCTCTGGATAGCTCCGCAACCTTCGCTATCTCTCATAGTCACACATCATCCTACTCAAGTCTCCTAAGCCCTAGGAGCACCTTATCTCGACATCTCCACAATCGGAGGTCCTAATGACACTTGGTACAGGTCATTACGGGAGATCAGGGGGTACACCTAAGTCTTAAGTCTTAAGTAACTTAAGTTCAACATAAAGTATCATTAACAGATAACTTATAGACTTAAGTAACCTAAGCTACCTTCAGTTCCTTACGCGACTTAGGACTTAGGTATCTAAAGATAGACACTTACAGATAACATATAGAGAGACTTAAAGAGACTTAAGTAGCTTAAGCTACCTTCTATCTCCTTAATCCTACTCTCGTCTCTTTAGATACCTAAGTCCTAGGTACCCTTCTAAGCACCCCTCAGCACCCTCCAGACACCTTCAGGACCCTTCAGCCTTTATGGTGTCAGTGTGATGTCAATGTGCTCTTCATAGCTACCTTAAGCTCAAACCCAGGTTACTAACGTCCTATGCCACTAGAGTCCGCAAGTTTCATAAGCCAACTCAATCCAAGCTACCCAGCAGCTACCGACCCTTTGGAGCAAGGTGACGATCACCTGAGGCTCATCAAGAGTGTCCTCCAGGCTGCCTTCCCGACACTCAACGCAGCTATCACGTCAACGCCAGCGCAGCTTAATGCCCTCTTCGTGATGCCAGTGGGTGTCATAACCATGTATGGTGCAGGCAGTGCTCCGACAGGCTGGGGATTGTGCAACGGAACTACCTACGCCCGTGCTGACGGCTCAGGGACTATCGTATCTCCCGACCTTAGAGACAGGTTTGTCGTAGGTGCTGGTACCCTCTCGGGAGCCTCAGGGACGACAGGTGGAGCCTCCTCCGCAGCCCCGACTATAAGCACGGTAGCTTCTGCTGCCGTCACAGGTACTACCGATGCTGCCGGTGCCGTAGCTGCCCCCACGGTTGCTATCAGTGCTACCGCGCTCACCGTTGACCAGCTACCAGCACACACGCACACGCTTCAGCTTGGCGACAGTGACACCAACGCAGGCATTGCAGCTAATGGTTCCAGCTTTGGGTCAGCCCTTGCCACCTCCAGCAGCGTAGGCACCGGGGCAACCCACACCCACACAGCTACCGTCACAGGTGGTGGGGCAGGGACCCATACCCACGCATTCTCAGGTTCCATCCCGAGCCACACGCACACGGCAACGGCAGTACCCACGGTACCTCCGTTCTATGCCCTCCAGTTCATCATCAAGCTATGAGCATCGAACGATGAGCATCACCCTAGGCTCACGGAGCCTTCTGAAACTTAAGGGTGTCCATCCAGACCTCGTTCGTGTTGTCTATCGTGCAGCAGCTATGGCTACCGCTGAGGAAGACTTCTTCATCTTAGAGGGTGTCCGCACCCGTGAGCAGATGATGGTCAACTACGGCAAGGGACGCACCCCCATGCAGCTTGAGGCCAAGGGTATCCCCGCAGGCTATGCTCTGCCGGCATCACCCAAGGTCACATGGCTCAGGGACCCCTTCAACTCGAACCACCGTAAGATGCCCTCAGACGGCTATGGTCACGCTATCGACGCGATGCCTTGGCCCCTCGACTGGAATGACAAGCCCCGGCTTACACGCATGGCTGAGTTGTTCATGGCAGCAGCCACCCACGAGGGTGTCCGCATACGCTGGGGACGCGACTGGAACATGAATGGTCGATACGAGGAGCGAGGCGAGACCGATGGTCCCCACTTCGAGCTAGTGTGACCTTCCCTAGACACTTCAACACAAGAGACTGACCCACACACATGGCTACTACTACCACGCTCCCAGTCAGGAAGCTGGGGGACGTTGGTATCGTTGCTGACGTTAACCCCTACGACCTTCCGCCTAACGCCCTATCGTCTGGCGTGAACGTCCGGTTCGAGAATGGCAAGATCACCCGTGGTCCTGTGTTCCGCACCGTCAAGGCTTACACGTCCGAGTTTGAGCCTGCCTTCCTGTTCTCCATTCCACCTATCGCCGCAGGTTTCGATGGTCTCGTTTCCGTCAACTCATCCTTCACCAAGGTCTACCAAGTTGCCGGGGACACGCTCACCGATCTGACCCCTACGTCAGTAACCTCCATCACCAGCAGCGCAGCCTACACCGCCGCCTTCCTTGGCAACGTAGCCTATCTCAATCGACCCTCCCACGTCCCGCACCACAAGGCCCCTGGAGACGTTCGTTTCCTCCCGCTGACAGCGTGGAATAGCAACTGGAGGACCTCAAGCCTGCGGGCCTACAAGGACTTCCTGGTTGCCCTCAATGTGACCAAATCAGGCATATCGTACCCGACAATGGTCAAGTGGTCAGACACTGCGGGTTTCGGGGGTCCCCCGAGTTCCTGGGATGAAGCCTCCACGACCAACAGTGCCGGTGAGAACATCCTGAATGAGATGCGTGAGCCTATCGTCGATGGCCTTAGCCTCCGAGACAGCTTCATCATCTACGGGAGCAACGAAGTCTGGCTGATGGACTACATCGGTGGTGCCTTCCTGTTCCGCTTCCGCAAGCTGTACGACTCCGTTGGGGTCATCAATCAGAACTGCGTGGTACAGGTGGATGGCACTCACTATGTCTTCGACCGTAACGACATCTATGTCCACGATGGTGCCACCAAGAAGTCCATCCTGCACGGCAGGAACAAGGACTACCTGTTCCAGAGCTTGAACTACGCACACGCGGACCTGTCCTTCGTATCTCACGACCCTAGGCTCAATGAGATACACTTCTGCTATGTCTCGGGTGACGCAAATATCGCCTTCCGAAACGCCAGTACCGGATGCAACCGCGCTGCGGTCTATAACTACCGGCGTGACACATGGTCGTTCTACGATCTTCCGAATGTGACCGGAGCCGCCAATGGTGCCGTCAGCACAGGCAAGACCTGGACAACCATCGGCAATACCGTGACCTACGACACCGTTGGTGGCTCCTACCTGTCCAACGAGGACGACAAGGATCAGCACACGCTATTCGTAGGCCGCATAGATGAGTCAATGGGGCTTACGGCCTCCCGCATCTATGGCCTCGACGTTATCACAGGCTCACGCCTCCTGCGCCCTGTAGAACCTCAGGCTATCGCCCCTGCGTTCATCGAGCGCGTGGGTATCGACCTGGATGACGTTGGAGCAGACTTGACGCTCTATAAGGCTCTACACGCCATCTATCCGCAGTTAGGCAACAGCACCCCCGGCAGCATTGAGTTCCAGTTTGGAGCTTCCGATGTCGTGGGTCTTGAGCCTGTGTGGTCTGAGCGTATCGCTTACGACCCCAGTACGGACACCAAGGTCGATATTCGGGAGTCCGGTCGATACCTCGCTTACCGACTGTATC